ATACAACGATGACAGCACCGCTTCCCGTCTGCTCAGCGAAGTTAAGCATCGTCTGGCCTGGTTAGTACTACGGTCGGGCTCAATGCGTTATTGAGTATGTGCTATGTTAGCATCTACACTTGTTTATTCAAATGAAGCTAGACCGCTTCCGGTTTTGTGTTACTTGGCGTGTTGTCGAGTATGTCCTATGTTAGGATTTACATATTACCAACAACGTTTTATACCTGATTTGAACGTCAGTGGCTTGTTCCTTGCCTTTAGTTCAGCGCGGTAGTGAGACCGTACACCCTTGTGGGATTGGGGACTTTCTCTGAGTGAGATTGTTATCGAAATGGCCGAATGGATCTGGGATCTGTATCGGCAGCCTTTATGGCAAATACCCACATTATATGTTTTGTGTTTTGTTAAAATTCAAAACGACGGTATATTAGATCAACATTCAACTATATGTTGATATTTTTGAATCCGTGACTTAGTATTATTGCTGAGTAAATATTGCCCTATTATGTTGTAAGCTTTTAAGCAGCTAATTAATATGTTGTTATGATGATTCAGATATTGTAATCGGATATTAAGGCACTTGTTTGTAAGACCTTAGGTATGACCAAATTTGGATAGGATGCAAAGCTGGGTTTGAACGCATATATAACCCTATTGCTACTCATCCGACATCCTCTAACTTCCGCGATAGTAATCATCCCGCAGCAGTAGTACACGCTGCCTTGTATTTCAATGTGTTGTATCGAACAGAACAAATTAACCTCTACTCTTGTATTATGTTGTTTGTTACCCCAACCTGATTTGATACTATTAGTCTATTGAGATTTGCCTGGTGATTATGCGTGACAAAATATTGTTAGTTCAACTTATTATGTGTGAACATATTAGGGCCCCCGAGTAGTATGAGATGTGATATTATTATTTATTTCTTTCCCCACAAACAATTAAAATGAAAAGTTTTAGGCGAAGCTCAGCGAGCAGTCGGAATTGTGTACAGGGGATTTTAGATGAGCCTGGGAACTCATCGACCGAATTAATTGCGTTTTTCCAAATTACAATGTTTCCTGGTTATAATGAAACATTATGGTTTGAAGTATATGCAGATGGTACTGTTATAGCAGATCCGTTTGATGAAGCATTTACTTTACATTGGGAAGACGCCTTAGATGAAACTACTGGTACTTTAAGCTTTTGTAATGACACCTTGACGGTTTATGGTTATTTGCCTCAGGTGTCCTCTAATATACTGTTTAATAAACAATATGCAGTTTTTGAGCATAATAATGCAGTATATTTTAAAGCTTTAGAATGTGTCTACATATGTCAGCCATGTTATGATGATCCAGGATGTAGCCTATTTTGTGTGGATCCAGATGGACTCAGTATAGCAGAATTTATATCTAGTGATATAGATGTTTGCTTAAGAGTTACTATGGAATCACAAGGATTGCAACTTCAATCAGGATCAGAAGAATATAATGAAGATATAGACACAGACTATAAGTACAGTAAAAGTAAGGTTAGACGAAGATGGAAAAATCAACAACTAGTCTGTACAAAATTGACTAAAGTTAAAGAAGATTTAGCTGCTGCGAATTTAGGATCAAGAAAGAAGAATACTAAAAAATTATTTATTAAGAAACTAAAGTCTAACCACGTTAAACCGCAGGCAGGTAAAGAAGATAAAAAGATTGATACTCAAACTATAGTATCATTCTTTGAAAAATTATTCGGTGTCTTTGCTATGAAATATTACGATCATCCTATTATTACAGGGCTATCGGCTTTGCTGATGCTATGTAAGAACTCGCTGTCTTTTACGTTATACGACAGTATTAAGGATATTATTAGTAGTGTCAAAGATTGTAGCGGGACATTTAGTGATTTTTCAAATTGGTTGAAAACATTAGTGGTAGACATAGAGAAATTTAAGACTAATAAATTTGCTCAAAAGTTTATGGAGCTATTGTTAAAAATCTGGACAACATTATTATGTCCTAGCATTTTGGTTGAATGGAGCGAGAAAATATTGCATGGATCTTTATCAAAGATCTTTGAATGTTTCTCTGGCCTAGGCAATCCTATTGAGTGCATTATATGGGCAGTGACTTATGTTGTTAATGGAGTCGATGTGTTTATTAAAGATGGAGTCATGGATGGATTTTTGAGCACCGAAACGTTGACTGACAGTTTATCTGATAGAGTCAGAGTTGTTCGTCAAGATTTCAAATTATATGCTACAGGAGATTTAGAATTCATTAAAGGTTATAAGCATTATGGTTTTTTACATAATGTTGAGCAATTAAGGAAAGATCTCCAGTCTATTCGCAAATCAAAGCGCGGCATAGATTTGAAGTTAATTGATGATTGGCTTAAAGAAGTTGACAGTATTCAGATTGAATGTCAGCGTGTTGAAGCTCAAACAGGATCTCGAATACAGCCTTATCACTTCATTTTGACTTCTGGTTCTGGTATTAGTAAGAGCCATTTGTTGAAATTAATGTGTCATACAATAGCAAGAAGTAATAGTATACCTGCAACTGAAGAGTATGTATATTATGTCAATCAAGCTAATAAGTTCCAGTCCGGTTGGGCAAATCATAAAACGGTAATAATGATTGATGATTCAGCGGCTATGCATGCTGATGCAACCACTAGTGCGTCGTTTTTAAATATGGCCGATTGGGTTTTAAGGAGTGATAATAACGTTCCGCATGAATTATTAGGTGCAGATATTAAAGAAAAAGGTACATTATTTGATAGAGCTCTAATTCAAGGATGGGCTTCAAATAGTTTTACGCAGGATTTTGAGAAGTATGCTAGATATGCATCAGCAGTTAATAGGCGTATACACACCAAAATAGTGGGTGAAGTCAGGCCTCAATACTTAAAGCAAACTAGCAGTGCTGAACACAAATCCACCAGCATAGATTATAAGAAACTATCTGATGATGACAGAGCTAAGATAGCACCTGATGCATGGACGTTTACTTGTTATGAATGCGAGATTGCTGATCAAGGTGTATGTGTCAAGACAGAATTTGGTCAGCCCATTACAGAGCACGATGCGTTACATAGGTGGGTACCTATTATCGGCCCTGATGGTATGGAGATGAAAGATAGAAGTATAGAAGAGACTTTAAAGTTCTTGGTATGGCATTCGTCTCAACATTATGATAATCAGCGAGATGTGTTGGATATTGGGAAGAAAGTATATGACGAAGGTTATTATTGTTGTCATGGCTTTCCTATAAATCTCAATTGTGATAAATGTATAGCTGATAGAGATAAATGCCCACTATTAAAGATATATGATGGTGCGTTAGAATCTATTTCTGAGGAAGGGAGCTGTTTGTCTGGAGACGAAGAAGTTGTTCATGATCCAGTAGTGCAACCTCCTAAAGAAGAAGTTCCTAATGATAATGTTACTGAAGTTACACCAGATCATAAATCAGTTCCTATTGAAGAAGTTATCAAGAACCAGATTTGTGAGCAGCTTGATAGAGAATCATTTGTAGATCCTTACGAACGCGCTACAATGTATCTGCAAGTTAAACGCTTATCTGAAGATTTAGAAGTTCTTAAAAATAAGATCGAGTCAGACATTTATACAGATGTTCCTGAGATTAAAACTGTTGTTAGTGAAATTATGGATCCAAACACAGGTTTACCTAGCTTAAGTGCATCTAAAGAGTCTTTTAGTCTACACTTTATGTCTCCTGAGAATTCTGATGTTATTGAATGTCCAGAATCTAACTTAGTTGATCTTGATTTTGACAAAGGATCTATTTTATTAGCAGAAAATGCAATTAGATACTCGTTAATGTGTCAGTCAGGCGTTGAGCGTAAACGTGTAAAATATTGTAAAAAGTTGATAGATAAGATTCTAAGTATGAAATTGAATGATATCGGTTCTCGGATATTGTCTTCTAAAGACTTATTATCGGAACTCCGTAAAATGGGCTCTGCAGTGAAAAGTGTATTGCAAGATTGGTTTTCTGGGCTGGTGTGTGATGTTATTTCTTATGTAAGTGATATGGTTTTCGAGTATGTTGAACGATTTTGTGAGAATCCGTGGGCTTTTATACCTTCCTCTTTAGAAGATACAAAGCTATCTCATTATATGTATAGTAATCATCCGAAATTGAAGGTCGCATTATGGAAAGACTATATTTTATATAAGATGAACTATTGGTTTGAAAATAGAGGTCTACCGCCTTCACGACATATCTGTTGTTATTATAACACTCGATCAGCATATGAAGAACATGTCCGAACAAAGACTAAGTTAGAAGAGTATGAAGAGACGTTATATAAGCCCATGAGCATGCGCGATTTTGCTCTTAAGGCTATAGCGCAGATATCAGGTAGGGAAAAAGAGACTAAGATGGAATGGCCAGATTTAATGCGTGATGCAATATTACCGTTAGGCCTATCATATATCGTCGTCACTTCTTTTATACCTGCACTAATTGAACAGTTTTCTAACTTATATTGCGATGTTCAGGTAGGATATGATATGTCTGTTGAAGAAGTTAAAATAGCAGATCGACAAACTAAAGATGATTGGTATAAAGCTAAGCAGGAAATATTTCTTTCTAAACCCAGTGTAGAAGTGTCTAGAACATATTCTGAATTAGAGTCAGCTACTCTTAAGAATGTGTTTTTTATCAGAAACACTTGTAACAAGAAAATAGTATCTGCCTTATCTTTTGCTAATCATTTTATGATTGTGCCATATCATTATGTCCGTGAATCTTATGGACATGTCTTGCAATGTCTAAAAACTGAGATTTCTAGCTATGATTTTCCGGGTAATGCTATTATTGAATTCCAACTGTGTGAGAGGATGGTATTCAAATTACCTGGAGATTTATGCGTTGTTTATGTTGAAAAAGCAATGGATCATATGCGTACTAAAAATATACTTGATTCATTTCCTACAGAACATATGTCAACGCCTGTAGTTGGGCGTCTTGTTTATAGGAAGACATTAGGCCAACCTTCTAAATTGGATGCAACTAACATTTCGTACAGTAGCAATGCTACTAATTCGACGGAGCCTTTCTCCGGTTATTACTATTATAGTGATAACTTTATGGGATTGTGCGGCGCTGTGTTAGTTGATGAGAGTAGAAAAGTATCTAGTGTTTTAGGAATTCACGTAGGAGGTGATGAAAAGACTCGACTTAGTGTTGCATGTTGTATACTTAGACAAGATCTAGAAGCGTCAGTTCAACATTTTACTAATGGTTTGTTAATTCAGAGTGGTTTAGATTTTGGCAAACTACCCAATTATACTCCTGATATATATAAGCATAATCCTTTCTTAGATACTACAGATAGGTTGGATGGTGTAGAACTCTTGGGTTCTGCTATTCAGAGATATTCATTTAATGATAAAGTTGTTTACACTCCTATATGTGATGATGTTAAGACAGAATTTAAAGTTGATTACTCCTTTGTAGCTCCTCCTTTTAAGTTTGGGGGTGATAAGCGACATGGAGTAAGACAATTAATACGAGCATATTCACAAAAAACAACTGTTAGAGATATGAATATATTACGAGTGGCACAACAAGATTTGGAAGATCAGTTTATGGCTCCTCTTAGACAGAATACTTATTGGCGTGATCAGATAAGAGCATTAAATGATTTCGAGATAGTGAACGGAGTTACGGGAAAGAAGTTTCTTGGAGGTGTTAACATGTCGACGGCAATGGGAGGAGGAAAACAAGGTAGCAAAAGCTTATATGCTACCCAAGCTACTGATGGAGCGTGGACTTTTGATCCTTGGGTCCTGGAAGAAGTAGCACGTTACGAGGATCAAATGGACAGGGGCATAATTACACCAGATATAGTAGTGCAACAACTTAAATTGCAAGCCACTGAAGAAGATAAAGCAGCTGTAGGTAAGTTGAGATCTTTCTTTATGGCTAGTACTATTATACAATTAGTGTTACGTAGAGTTGCACTAACCACGTGTAGATATGCTTGTATGAATACTAAGTATACAGAGATCGTAGTTGGAATAAATGCTCATTCTACAGATTGGACTAAGTTTGTGTTAGAAATTACTAAACATGGTAAGAATAGAATGATAGCTTTAGACCTTGCTAATATGGATGCAACTGTGATGTTTGAAGTACTTAGTGGGTGCATTGATATATTTTTTAAGCCATTTAACGATATATGTAATAAAGACGGAAGATATACTAATAGATTGGCAGTGCTTAAGCACATGTTATTATTTCCGTTAATAGATGTTCATGGAGACTTGGTGTGTATGTCAGGGTTGTTACCTTCTGGTACTCCTTTGACTTCTATGTTGGGTTGCCTTATTAATTCTACTTATTACCGAATGGCTTTTTATTATATGTATAATGGACCTAGAACATTTGTAGAGCTTGTCACTCTTAGAGTCTATGGGGATGATTCTATTGCAAATGTTCACCCCGACGCGAATTTCTTTACTGTATCAGCAGTACTTAAAGCTTGGGATGCTTTGGGCATTCGAGGCACTGATATGGAGAAAAAGAACACTACATCGCGTCGCAAATTTTATAAATTAGATGACGTCGAGTTTCTTAAAAGGAAGATGTTATATAATAAAGATTTTGGGGTAGTAGTGGCCCCCTTGCTTAAGAAAAGTATGTTTAAGTGTTTAATGTGCCATGTACCTCCGCGCACAGTATCACTTGAATTCTTGACTGGACAGTGTATAGACAATTTCCTGTTTGAAGCTAAGTTTCATGGAAGACAATTTTATGAAGATTCACGCCGAAAGTTGCGTATAATAGCTACAAAACATGATTTGTTACGATTCTGTAATGTCTTAAGTGTTTCTTATAGCGAGATAGTTGAAAAATGGAAGGAGGTAAACAATGAATGTGCATTGGTTACCGAGCAGTGGTGGAAATGTCAACCTCCGTGGCTTAGGCTTGTACATGAATTTAATGTTGGCATACAAAATTGGTCCGAATGGACCCAACACACTAATATTAATATAACTAAAGACCAAAGCCAGTCGGTCGTTAAACTGGTAGTCACCCCGGATAGGGTGCAACTTGTTCAACAATCAGGAGTTGAATCCTCTGTTAAACAAGTCGTGAGTTTTCTCGAAGCAAATAAAGATCAAACCCTTGTAGTCGGTAGTGCTGATAATGAGGATCGAATTTCTAATGATCCCGTAGATTTGAAAGACTTTTTATCTAGACCTGTTAAAATTGCTAGTTGGCAATGGGGACCTTCAACTTTTAATCAAGTATTAGATCCCTGGACATCGTTATTAACTAATAAGCGAATAGCAAATAGAATCTCAAACTATAATCTTTTTAAGGCCAAGTGTCATGTTAAGATAGTAGTTAATGGAAACGGATTCTTCTATGGTCGGATGATGGTTACTTATTTACCTTTTCAAGCACTAGCTAATCGACTTCAAATTGTGATAAATCCTGACGCAGCGGATCAAGACTTTGTGGGTATTTCTCAAAGACCCAAAGTCTTCCTAGATCCTACTATATCTGAAGGAGCTGAGATGATATTACCGTTCTATTATCCATGGACATACCTCTCCCTTACGGAAGATCCTGAACAATGGAAATTAGGGGAGTTAGCATTCAATGCTGTAGTTAATCTCAAACATGCTAATCAGAATTTAGCGGTAGCTCAACAATTTGTAACGATAACAGTATATGCATGGTTTGAAGAGGTCGATTTACAAGGGCCTACGATAAGAAATATTTCTTCTATAACTCCACAGAGTGGTCGAGAGTGTGAAAGTGTTAACAAGCCGATTAGTCAGACAGCTACAAATATAGCTAATGTCGCTAGTGCAGTTAAGCAGATTCCAGTTTTAGCACCATATGCATCGGCAGTAGAGAAAGCAGCAACAATTACAAGTAGTGTAGCATCTGCATTGGGATATAGTAAACCTATTGCGGTAGCCGAACCGGCACCTTTGGTTCCTCGTATAGTCGGTTCAATGGCAGTTACTAATACTACGTCTAGTGCTATGAAATTAACGTTAGATGTTAAACAAGAAACATCTATATCACCTTTAGACGTTAATCTTAAGGCAGATGATGAATTATCATTTACTAGTATTGCCGGTCGAGATTCATACTTGAATAGGTTTATATGGTCAAGAAGCGCAGCACCTGGTACTATGTTGATGAATTATAAGGTTTCTCCTTATTTATCACGTAGTGTAGGTATTCCAGCTAAGACACATATGACAGCAATGTGTGGTGTTGCAGCTTGCTTTAAGCATTGGTCTGGATCTATTATATATCGATTTCAGATAGTTAAATCAGCTTTCCATAGAGGTAGATTGTTAATAGTTTACGATCCCAAAGACTCAGTCGCGGTACATGAAGACAACGTGCATTTTACTCATGTTGTAGATATAGGCGAAACTAGTGACTTTGAGCTTAAGATAGGCAATTATCAAGAAAGAGAATGGCTAACTGAAGCAGCTCAACCATGGTATACAGAAGTGATGTTTAGCCCTAGCCCTTTGCAAACATCTGGATCTACTGATGCTGTTAACAATGGGTTGATAACGATATATGTGCTTAACGACTTAACTACTCCTACGTTCGATGAGACTCTTAATAATGACATACATGTGGTGTGTTATGTGCGAGCAGGCGATGACTTTCAAGTGGCAGTACCTACAAATATTGCTAATTTTTCGACTGTTGTACCGCAAGCAGGTATAGAGATGCCATTTTCTAATAGTCTAGAGGTAGCAGATGATGTCGGGTCAGGCTTGCGTAGTGAGTCACATAGTCATGAGATGATTCCCATGGGAAATAAGTTGTATATGGGAGAAACAATTACTAGCTTTAGAAATTTGGTCAAAAGAGACAATTATTATTCTACTATTGTTCTTCAACCTGATAATCAAGGCTATGTATATACACATCCAGCACAACCATATTTTCCAAATATGTTAAATGGATTTCCTGGAACTGGAGCTACTGCTAATGATTGTGATATGACAATGGTTAATTATGTTAAGCTGGCATTTAGTGGTTATAAAGGAGGTATAAGATGGAAGATACTGAATTGTGGAACTGTAAAGGGCATGGTGATGGCAATGAGAGATTATATTTATTCTGGTAGTTCTTGGGACGTAGATGTGTTTGGTTATACTAACGCAGCAGCCTGGAGAGATAGTATTAGAACCCTCATCGGAACGCATGTTATGTGTGGTAGTACTTTTAATCACACCAATATTAATCCATTATTAGAGTTTGAAGTTCCTTATCAAACTACAAATAAGTTCCAAATCGTCCAAACAACTAGTCCAATCACGTCGACGTTTAAATTGGAGGAGCCAGTGTTTATCTATGGCTTTGTACGTGATGGACTTTCATCTGTGAACAGTCATACTTATATGTTTGTTTCAGCAGCTGAAGATTTTACGTGTTACTTTTTCTTAGGATGGGTACCACTATATATACCATAATAGGTATAATGTTAATTGCAATCAATTAACAAGCGGCAGGAG